CCGTTCTGGGTCCGTTCTGGGTCCGTTCTGGGTCCGTTCTGGGTCCGTTCTGGGTTTTGTGGCTGACGGACCTGGATATGCCGGGACGGGATGGGTCGGGACGGCTCCGCGGTTAAAACCTGGTTATAGATGTTCTTTCTTAGGCGCTTAAACAGTTATTGAGGAAAGTTTTAGAAGGGATGAGGAAAGCATGGACGCTAAAAGATTTTTAGAAAAGCAAGTTTTGGGATGGAGCGAATCAGAGTTCCAATCGAGAATCATTGAGCTTGCGCGACGGTTGGGATGGATTCATTACCACACTTTCGACAGCCGCCGCTCACCTTCGGGCTTTCCTGATCTGGTGCTGCTGCATCCACGGTCGGGGCGAATGATTTTTCGTGAGCTAAAGACACAGAAGGGCCGCATATCATCAGCTCAAGAGGAATGGTTGAAAAATCTGAATCTGTGCAGCGCTGATGCTGATGTTTGGCGGCCCGCGGATTGGGTCTCCGAGAAGATTCAGACTGAACTACGCCAGAGCTAGAGAAGGAAGGAAAGAAATGCTGTTTGATAATTCAAGGATTGCTGAAATCTGCCGTGCTGAGTATCTGCAAATAGCGAGGCATGCTTTGCAGCGGCTAGCGGTAGAGAATGTGCGCCGAGACCTGGACGATTATCAAGGACGCCCTATCGTTGAGCCGCCTCTGCTGGTTCAGCTGAGCACTGCGATTTATCCCTCAGGTGAGAAAAACCTTGGAGGGTCTTCCCTCTCTGGCAGTTCATTGATTGACGCTAACGCCTTCGACCTCATGACTGCCTGTGAGCGGGAGTTTCGAGAAATAGTTCCTGAGTGGTGGGTGAACGATTCTCTGATCCATTCATGCATCAATGTGCTTCATAGTTTGAGCACTCGCCTTGATGCTGGCACAGTGGATGAGATAAGCAGTTGGGCGCGGCGTTGGGTAGATAAGATTAACGATTATCTCCGCCCTGCCCGCCGCACCCCCTTGGACATCAAATGCCCTTACTGCAAAGTGAAAAAGCGTGAGCTTGTCAATGAGGAAGGAAGCCTCGGGAGAATCCATTGTTTGCATGCCGTCTGGGTTGAGGAAAGGGTGGATAGGGTGGAATGCTTCGGCTGTGGGCTCATTGTTCCGCGGGCTTCTATCTGGGAGCTGATAGAAAAGGCCCGGGGGGAGTTGCGGCCCTCAGAATAGCGATGTATCCTGAGGGGGCTTACCACAGCTGTACCCTGTTGAGATTACTCCGGGGCTCCCCGTCTAGGTTTTCTGGTTTGCACCTAGACGGGGCACACAGCAAAGGTGGGGGACCCCTACAGTCAGGGGGTGCCCTAGAATCCCTGGGGGGCATACGCCACCCTGGGGAGGTAGGCTCAAACAGGGGCGGCCCAGAGAGAACGAGCCGCCCCTGTTTGTGCACAGGGAAGAGGAAGGAGGGGGAAGCGGTGGCAACCTCACGAACTGGAACCGGGAAGTGGAAGAAGCTGCGGAAAGAAGCTATCGCAAAAGCTTTAGCTAACCAGCAGTACACTTGTCCCCGCTGCGGCATCGCCTTAGACTTTGAGCGAAGCAAACAACCTAACTCACCCGAAGCAGATCACATCCAAGAGCACGCACTCGGCGGACAAGACAAGATGGATAACTTGAGAGTGATTTGTCGCCGATGTAACCAGCAGCTCGGCGGAAAGCTCGGCGGAAAGCGAGCACAGCAGCGAATCAAGACGCTTCGAGTCGCTAAACCAATGAAATTAAAGACTTCCATTGATTGGTGAAGCAAAAAAGCAGAAAAAAGCTTACTTTGGCACCGGAACCACCCCAGGGAATATGTATACACTATGAAGCCTTTTTTGAAGACCTCCCCAGGGAGGGGGAGAGCCGATTTTGGGGTGGGGAGGTGCCCCGGGGCGGCGGCCTCAGGTCGCGCCCTCCGGCGATAGCGATATATTCACAGGATTTTTCCACAAATAAATAATTAAACGAAGTAATAAATAAAATTTCATTGCGGGAGGTGGCTAAATGGCTAATGTCAAACAGCTACCTCCCGTAAATCTTGACGTGGCAGAAGCAGATAAAGATTCTGTGCTGTGGGCGATTGAGCACGGAACACGCCTAGACCGGCTCAAAGCAATTCGCCGCAGGATAGGCGCTCAGATTGATGACCCGCACATCCTCGCCCGCGACCTTGCAGCCCTCACCCGCCGCCTTGCAGAGGTGGATAAAGATATTGATGAGATGGAGACCGTCGCCGCCGAGTTGGAGCTAGAGGAGGTTGCCTTCGATGCCAAAGTCGGCGACATCCCGTTTGACCCGGCGACTGCATGAGGTCGCCCGCCACGTGGTTATCCCAGAGGGGATAGTCACTACCGGCTGGCAGCGCATAGCCCAGCAACTAGGCAGGATGCGGTACGGCATGGACGCCTGGCAGGTAGGGATTGGCAAGCTGATCTTCGCCAAGCGGGAAGACGGCATTTATGCCTGCGGCGTCGGCGGCGCTGTAATCAGCATCCCCCGCCAGGTCGGGAAAACCCACATGGTAGCCGGTTTCATGCTCGCTCTCTGCAACGCTCAACCAAACACCCTAGTGCTATGGAGCGCCCACCGCTCCCGCACCCATAACGAGACATTCGCAGCGATGCAGGGCATCGTGAACCGGCCTGACGTGAAACCGTTCATCGCCCACATCCGCCGCGGCGCCGGGCAGGAAGCAATCGAATTCAAAAACGGCTCACGAATCCTTTTCGGTGCACGAGAAAACGGCTTCGGCCGAGGCTTCCCAGAAGTGGATGTAATCGTGCTGGATGAGGCGCAGATTCTCACCGAGAAAGCAATGGATGATATGGTGCCCGCAACAAACGCGGCACCAAACGGCCTTGTAATCATGATGGGCACCCCACCCCGCCCCATCGACCCCGGCGAAGTTTTCACCCAGCGCCGCGAAGAAGCACTCAACGGCGATAAGGACACCCTCTTTATCGAATGCTCCGCCGACCCGAACGCGAACCTGGACGATAAGAAACAATGGATGAAAGCCAACCCGTCCTATCCCGAGCGAGTCAGCACAACCGCGTTCCAGCGCATGCGGAAGCTGCTCGCCAACGATGAAAGCTTCAAACGCGAGGGCTTGGGAATATGGGATGAGAAGGCGCTCGCCGCTCGCGCTATCCAGCCGGAGGCGTGGAATAAGCTCCAAGCCGAGCCGCCCACTACTGGGCGAACTGTTTACGGCGTCAGGTTCTCACCCGACGGGCTGGAAGTCGCCCTATCTGCGGCCTGCCGCCCCGACAACGACGGCCCTATCTTCATCGAAGGCATCCGCAGCGAGCCTCTGAGCGCAGGCACCTCATGGCTTATTGATTACCTGGTAGACCGCAAAGACACCGCCGCCCAGTTCGTGATAGACGGCAAAGCAGGTGTTGGATACCTGGTGAACGCCCTGCAAGAGCGCGGCGTGAGACAGAAAAACCTCATCTGGCAGCCATCACTTGAGCAAGTGATCGCAGCCCACGCCATGCTCGACCAAGCCGTCATCGCGGGCACGCTCTCGCACTCGGCGCAGGATGAGCTAAACATGCAAGTCCTTTCCGCAACGCGACGAAAGATAGGCGCTCGCGGCGGTTTCGGGTGGCAGGCCCCAGAAGGCGGGTCTGTGTCCCTGTTCGAAGCAGCAACACTAGCATTTTGGGGTGCGAAGACAACGCGCCGTAACCCTGGGAAGAGAAAGCAGAGGATTAGCGTATGACCGATGTTATGCCGTTTGTCAGCTCGGCCCCGCAGCTGCATCTTTCCACCGATGAGATGGCGCTTGTGAAAAAGATGCTGAACCGGCTGGATAAGAAGCGCACTAGGAACGTGGAGCGTCAGAAGTACTACGATCAGCACATGGGGCTGGTTGATTTGGGTATCTCCATCCCGCCGCAGCTCAAGAAAATCAACTCTGTACTCGGTTGGCCCGCGAAGGTCGTAGATGTTCTCGCCGACCGAATCAACTTCGAGAAGTTCGTTTCACCAGGCGATGAGGAAGACCCGTTCGGGCTGAACAGCATAGTAGAAGACAACAATTTTACGGAGCTGTTCGCTCAGACCAATTCATCCGCGCTCACACATTCCTGCGCCTTTATCACAATCACCCAGGGCGACACGTCGAAGGGTGAGCCGGAAATCCTTTGGCTCCCTAAAACGGCGCACTGGGCAACAGGGATTTGGAACAAGCGCACGCATACTCTCAAGGCGGGACTGTCTATTACGAAGGCAGATGAGGATGGCCTCGGCGGTGTTACTCCCCGCGAGGTTGCCCTCTACCTGCCCGATAAGACAGCGATTATAAAAATCCGCCGTGATGGGCAATATGAAGCAGAGATTATCCCCAACCCGACAGGCCGCCCGCTCATCGTGCCTGTCACTGTGGGGGCAGACCTGCGCCGCCCGTTCGGGCGTGCACGGATTAGCCGGGCCGTCATGTCCCTAACCGATTCAGCAATCCGAACGATTGTTCGCTCGGAAATCAGTGCAGAGTTTTATGCCTCTCCGCAGCGGTACATGCTCGGCGTTGATGAGGAAACCCTCTCGGCGTCGAAATGGTCTGCACTGATTTCTAAGATGCTGACGGTAAGCCGTGATGAAGACGGGGAGCTCCCGCAGGTCGGGCAGTTCTCGCAGCTGAGCATGCAGCCGCACACAGATCAGCTCCGCCAGTGGGCGGCGCTCCTAGCGGCTGAGTCGCAAATCCCGATTGATGAGCTGGGCTTCCCGTCGGAAAACCCTTCCTCAGATTCAGCGATTCAGTCTCAGCGCGACCCGCTGCGTCTTGGAGCCAACCGGGTTATTCGGGGCTATAAGGCGTCCTTGCGGCAGCTCGCAATTATTTCCGTGCTGCTGCGCGAGGGGACCTCTGATGCGTCTTCCCTCGAAGGGCTGTCGAAGGTCTCCGCCTGGTTCGCCCCGACGTTCCAGACCTCAGACGCGGCAGCAGCAGACGCCGTGCTCAAGCAGGTTCAGATCATGCCGTGGCTTGCCGAGTCCCCGGTTATCCTAGAGAAGCTGGGGTATGACGCAGCGGCCGTAGAACGACTCATCGCGGATAAACGCCGCGCTGAGGGGGCGAAGATGCTTGACGCTGTACTAGCAAGTAGGCAAGCAGAAAACCCGCCAGCGCCTCAAGGGGGGCCGCCAGCACCGAAGGAAGAGCCGGGCGACGCTACCGCACAGGCGCCCGATGATAGCAAGCCGTAGCGAAGGTAAGGAGGTGCGCCGATGCGCCGTGAAGACATCGACGCGCTTCTTGCTACCATGAACGGCCTCTCAGAGGAAGCACAGCAGCTTGTTATCAGGGCGCTCAGGGCAACCCCCGCTACCGCCGACCCCGCCCAGGTGCGGGATGAGCTGATTACCCTCACGCAGGCTATAGCAGGCCGATACGGTGCCGCCGCCGCCGCCGCGGCAGCAGATTGGTACGAGGCGATGCGGGCGCTAGAAACCGGGAAAGAAGATTACCGGGTTCAGCTGCCCGCAGCCATACCCCACGAAGCAGTAGAGGCAAAAGTTCGCGCCGCAGCGGGGCCTCTCTGGGAAGAAAACGGCACTGAGCAAGTGAGCACCGCGTTAGCCGGGATGCTGGACCGAATCGTAAAATCAGCGGGGCGTGACACCATCACTGCCGCAGCAGAAAAAGACCCTGCCCGCCCACGATTCGCCCGCGTCCCCTCAGGAAGCGAAACCTGCGCTTTCTGCCGCATGCTCGCCTCACGGGGTTTTGACTACGCATCAGAAAAAGCCGCTGGCGCCGACCATAAGTTTCACGATCATTGCGACTGTATGATCGTGCCCGCATGGGGTAAAAAGACCCCAAAAATCAAGGGGTACAACCCTGCCGCAGACTACCGCCGGTACCAAACCGCACGCCAAGCGGCAGCCAAAGAAGCAGGCGGGGAAATAGGGCTCACAGATTGGGATATAGTCTCTCAGATGGAGAAAATATACCCTGGCATCTACCCGGCCCACGGCGAGCCCAAAGAAACCACCCAGGCGGCCCCGCAAAGCTGGCACGCTCTAGCCGAGCCAGCCAAGCAAGGAGCTGTGGACCGCTCAGCAGCAAAGCACGTGTACCAGCATGAGCTAGAAACGGCGGAGAGGTTAGCGCAGTACGGGATGAGCACGGTGTTCATCCCGCCCGCCGAGACAGACACCACCCCAGACGCCACCCTAGAAGGGGAACGGTGGGAATTCAAAAAGCTCAAAGGGGCAAGTCTTAGCGGCATCCAAGGGCAAATCCGTAAAGCCCGCACCCAAGCGGGAAAGATCGTCCTAGACGCATCAGACAGCCCACTCAGCCGGGAAGAAATCACAGCCAAAGTAGACGCCACCATAAAGCGCTACAATGAAGATGTAAGGGAAGGCAGACACCATATAGACGAAGTGATAGTATTACTGCCCAACGCCGAAGCTATCACGAGAGGGTATTAGCCATGTACAAGGCATACATCACCATTGAGGAAGAGACACCAGAAGCGCTAAAAATCGTGGAAGCCATGAAAGGCGCCGCCGCCGCAGACACGGCAGCTGATGCGGCCTACACCTTCCCCAACCGCGGAGCCGTCCTTGTCTACTCCAACGCCCCAGACCCAGGCACCACACTGCACATCCGGTCAAACACCAGTGAAGACCTAGCAGCTGAAACCTGGGAAGCCGTCAAAGCATCCGGTGCGGCCGCCACCTACGAGAACAGCGAAGGCGACATCATAGACGCCACCGCCCCAGCGCTCGCCGCAGCGTAAGACACCACTCACCCCGCACAAGGGTAAGCCCCGCCCGCCACCCGGCGCGCGGGGCTTACCCATACCCACACAAAAAGTTTTACCCGACCGCCCGGGGAAAGAGGCGGCACAACATAATAACCCACAGCCCCACGCCACCACAGCGCGGGGCTGGCGCATTTAAGGAGCCCCAAATGGCAGACGCAGAAACCAGTGAGCAGGTAACCACGGAAACCCCCGCCGCAGAAGAAACCCACCCTACGGCCCCCGCGCAAGAGCCGCAGAGCGAGGAAAGCGGCCCGTTCCGTGAAATCACCTCACAGCGGCAGCTAGACCAAGTGATCGCCAAGCGTCTAGAACGTGAGCGCGCGAAATTCGCTGACTACGCGGAACTACAAGATAAAGCGGCCGCCGCTGATGACGCTATAGAACGCGCTGAAAAAGCGGAAGCTGCGCTCGCTGATTTGAAGGCAGCGAATCAGGTTCGAGACTGGCGGGAAGAGGTTGCCACTGAGGCAGGCGTTCCCGCCGCCGCGCTGCGTGGGGGCACCCGCAAGGAGCTAGAAGAGCACGCGGCGCAGCTCAAAGAGCTGATTGCCACTGTGCCCGGCCCGCAGCGCGTGGTTGTCCCAAGCGAAGGAGAGCCTGATTTAGCGCTAAACGGTAACCCGCTGCTGGACAAGCTGAAAGCTGCCGTGGGCGCCAAATAACCAAAACCGACCTATATAGGAGTTAGATAGATATGGCTGTTACAAAGGCCGTGCAGACCGGAGATTTTTCCGGCTTTATCCGCCCCGAGCTGGCGGAAGCGTATTTTGAAGAGGTCCGTAAGGTATCTGTTGTGCAGTCTCTCGCACGCCAGGTCCCCCTCTCCGCAAACGGCGTTGATGTGCCGATTGTGACTTCGAAGCCTACCGCAGGCTGGGTATCTGAGGGCGGGCAGAAGCCTACCACTAACGGCGGCCTGGGCATTAAGACCATGACCCCGAAGAAGCTGGCGGCAATCGTCCCGGTCTCGGCTGAGGTGGTGCGTTCCAACCCCGGCGGGTTTATGGAAATCCTCAAGCAGGATATTGCCGAGGCCTTCGCTAAGGCATTCGACGCCGCCGCGCTGCACGGCACCGACTCACCGTTTGGTTCAGATCAGAACCTCGCCGCAACGTCTAAGACCGTCACCCTGGGCACCGCAACCGCAGCTAAGGGCGGGCTGTTCGCCGACATCAACGAAGGGCTGAACGTCCTAGCGAAAGACCGTAAGCGCCTTACCGGGTTCGCCCTGGATACCGTTGTCGAACCGATGCTGAACAGCTCCGTGGACAACAACGGCCGCCCCATCTTCACCGCCTCCCCCACCACTGGAACCGCTGAGTCGGTTGTAGCCGGGACCCTGCTAGGCCGCCCCGCAGTATTCGCAGAAGGCATCGCACCCGCAACCACCACCGGCTCCGTTGTCGGCTTCGGCGGCAATTGGAGCAAGTGCATTTGGGGCACCGTCGGCGGTATCACCTTCGACGTTTCAACCGAGGCAGCTGTAACAATCGGCGGCAAGCTTGTGTCCCTGTTCGAGAACAACCTTGTCGCTGTGCGTGCCGAAGCGGAATTCGGCTGGCTACTCGCCGACAAGGAAAACTTCGTGAAATACACCCTCAAGTAAGCCGAAAGGGCGCGCAATAATGACCTGTAAATTTCCGCTCATAACAGCCGAAGACCTGCGCGCCCGATGGCCGGACATGCCCCCCGGCTCTGATAAGCACGCCGAACAGCTGCTATCAGACGCCGGGGTTCTCATCCAAACCGCTGCCCCGCACTGGGACACCCTCAGCGAGCAAGCTATTATCATGGTCGCCTGCGCAATGGTGAAACGAGGCATGGCCTCACAGCCATTCGTAGACGGCGCATCCAGCATCTCGCAGACCGCAGGGCCGTTCAACCAGCAGATTTCATTCACAAACCCGAACGGCTCGCTCTACCTCTCAAAGCTAGAGAAGCGGCTGCTAGGCATCGGGCGGCAAAAAGCAACCGCCTACGACATGCTAACTGGGGAGGTCGGATAAGGAAATGTCCTTCATTAAACCCACCCACACGGTGCTACACTACGCCCGCTCAGCAGCAGAAGAAGATGACTGGGGCCGCCCCGCCCCGAAATTCAACCCACCCAAAAACATGCTGGTATACGGCTGGGCACCACCCGGCGCTGAAACAGAAATCCGAGAGCTAGGAACAGGTGTACGCCGAGACCTTGACCTCTACGCAGCAGAACCATTCACCGCCCCAGGCGACAAGGTATCCATAAACGGCGTGATGTTCGAAGCCGTGGGTTGGCCCGAAGACTACACGCACGGCCCCTTTGCCTTCGCCCCAGGGTGCCGCATCAACCTAAACCGTGTTGAAGGATAGCGAGGCCAAAAATGGCAAAAACAAAAGTAGTGCTCAATCTCCCCGCCTTCTACCAGCTCCGCACCAGCCCACAAATCCAATCAGCCCTCACCCAAGAAGCCACCGCCATACAACGCCGCGCCGGGAAAGATTTCAGCGTCTCAACCCGCGCAGGGAAAGCCACAGCGGTAGCCCGCGTATACCCCAACGGCGCGGCAGGGATGAGAGCCGAAGCGAAACACGGCGCCCTCTCAAAGGCAGTTACAGGCTGGGGCGGATAAATAGATGGCCCACAACCGCGAAACAATCATCTACCCCAACGCCTACACCATCCTCCGAAAACAGCTCCGTGCTGCGCTCGCTGTGCCTGTTCATGTGGCGCGAGAGCCTAATCCGCGCCCAGAAGAGTTCATCATGCTCACCCCTTCCGGTGGTGAAGAGCTTTCCCCGGCTCATGCGGCCCGCGCCTGCATCGTAGATGCTTGGGCGGATGATGAGCACAAGGCATACACGCTCGCGGAGAAAGCACGCGCCCATCTGAAAACTGTTGCGGGGGTGTACGACGGGACAACGGTGTATGGGTGCCGCCCACTTGGCGGGATTGTTTGGATGCCAGACACCGACGCAGATGTCCCGCGCTTCCGACAGAACTTTACTATTACCCTGCGCGGCGAAGCAGCGTAGGCCTTTTCGCGCCGTCGGCCTTTCACGCCGTCGGCCTTTTTCTTGAGACCCTAGCGCCCCTGTTTCGGGGCTTTTTCTTTACCCACCCCAAGACAAGGAGATAGCGTTATGGCTAACAATGCTGCTAACGTTCGCGTCGCCATCAGCGGCGCCTTTATGGTCGCAGACCTGGGAACCACGTTGCCTAAGAATGCGTCTGACACGCCAGATGTGAAGTTCAAGGACACTGGCTACATCAGCGAGGACGGCATCACCCAGACTATCGACTCGGACACCACCGACATCAAGGCCTGGCAGAACGGCGACGTGGTGCGCACGATCCAGACCTCGCACAAGGTCACTTTGCAGCTCACGATGCTAGAGACTACCGCGCTCACCAACAAGATTTACTACGCTGACGAAGAAGCGACCGCCACAGCGGTAAAGGTAGCAGGCAAGCAGGCGCCGCACCAGACCGTAATCTTCGATGTGGTAGACGGTGACAAGGTGATCCGCCTCTGCGCGCCCGACGCTCAGGTTACCGAGCGCGGCGAAATTACCTACAAGAACGAAGAAGCTATTTCGTACAACATCACTTTGACCTGTTACCCAGATGCGGCCGGTGTGAAGCTTTACAAGTACATGAAGTAAGCAGACGCCCGCTTTTAGTCTCTCTGCCCCGCGCCCTCTGGGTCTCAGCGCGGGGCAGAGCTCAACACGCTGAGGCCCAGCTACTTAAGAAGGAGACCCCATGCCTAAGAGTAAGACCCGCAAAAAGAAGAACAATCGGCCTGCTATCCGTGCGAACGAGTACGGTGTAGCCACCGTGCAGGATCACCTTCCGGCAGGCGGGAAACTTGAAAAAGTCAAGGTCGAATTGCGCGGGCACACCTGGAAAGTAAACCGCGCCGCCCTCGATGACGTAGAAATCATGGAGCAGCTAGTAGCCCTGGAAACGGGCAACCCCCGCGCCATCTTCTCCGTCATGAACGCCACCCTCGGCGCCGGGCAGGTGCAGAAGGTCAAAAAGCTACTGGCTGATCCTGAAACAGGCATCACGAAATTCTCCGACTATTCCGAGTTCTTCCAGGACCTCTTGGAGAAAATCAACCCAAACTCCTAAAGCTCGTAGGGCTGCTGACTCAGCACCGCGAGCTAATCACTATCGACTGCATCAGGTACTACCAGGCAACGCCCCACCAGCTCGCCGAGCGGTGGGGCGTGCACATCACCGCCGCAATATGCGCGAACATGCCCCCAGACTCAGCAACCGTGCGGGAGCTCGGCGAGGGCTGGGACATGCACGCGCACCTACTCGCCGCAGTCATCGACAAGCTGGCGGAAGCAAACTGGCAACGGACAACTGACGGCTCCAAAGGCCGCCACCACCCCAAGCCAATACCCCGCCCAGGCGTCGAAGACAAAAAGACGCAGAAAGTCGGAAACGGCTCCATGTCGCTCAAAGAAGCAAAAGCATGGCTAGACCGCCGCCGCGGCAGAATCCAACCTGACGCAGAAGAATAAACAAGCCAGCGCCCACCCCATCAGTGCCCCAACACCTCGAAAGGCGTAAACATGGCATACGAACTCGCTAAAGCATACGTCTCCGTCATCGCAAGCACTAAGGGCGTGGGCGCGTCCATCATTACCGACATGGCCGCCGCAGGCGACCGGGCAGGCGCCGAAGCCGGGGCGAAAGCATCCTCCGGCTTCGGCCGCCTCTTCGGCGGCACCATCGGAAAAGTAGTCGCCGCAGGCGTCGCCGCAATCCCCGTCGCAGGTATCTTCGGCACCGCCTTCAGCAAAGGCTTCTCCCGCCTGAAAGCTATCGACGTTGCCCAAGCAAAGCTGCGCGGCCTCGGGCATGATGCGGATGCCGTGAAGACAATCATGTCCAACGCCTCCGCAGCAGTGAAAGGAACCGCATTCGGCCTTGACGCCGCAGCAACCACCGCGGCCGGTGCCGTAGCCGCTGGCATCGCCCCCGGCGAAAGGCTAGAGAAAGTCCTAACCTCCGTTGCGAACTCCGCCGCATCCAGCGGATCATCAATGGAGGAAATGGGCGCAATCTATAACAAGGTCGCCTCCCTGGGCAAAGCCCAAAACGACGTGCTTCAACAGGTCGCAGACCGAGGCATCCCTATCTACCAGGCGCTCGCGGATCAGCTCGGCACCACAACCGAAGGCGTCTTCAAACTCGCCTCTGACGGCAAAATCAACTTTGAACAGTTCGAGAAGGCCATGACTAAGGCCTCGGGTACTGTGGCTAAAGAAATGGGTAATACCCTGCCCGGCGCATTCGAGAACGCAAAAGCAGCACTCGGCCGCTTCGGTGCAAACATCCTCGGCGGGGTATACCCAGTGCTCACAAAATTCTTCCTGAAATTTCAGGAATGGATGAAGCCAGTCGAAGAATTCGGAAAAATCATAGGCAAGGTGCTTGGCGGCGCGGTAGATTGGCTCGTGCAAAAAGCGGGGCAGCTCGCTCAGCAAGCAGCCCCAGTAATCCAAAGCGCATTCGACGTTATGAAGAACGCCGCAAAGTCATTTGCCACCGGATTCAGTGAAGCAATGGGCGCCTGGGGAGATAGCTCCCTATGGGGCGCTATGTTCAGTGTTCTAGGCGAAGCGATCCAAGGGCTCGCAGGAAAATTCCAAGGGCACGGCGGCACCATCGTATCCGTCGCAAAAGACCTCGGCGGTATCCTCGGCACCTGGCTCCCACCCATAGCAGGAAGCATCGTCGGGATATTCACCAACATTGTGCGCGTCGCAGGCGAGCTCGCTGGGGCCGTAATGTCAATCATCCCGCATTTCCAGGGCCTCGGAGACGCAGCAGGCGGAGGCCTGGAAGGCGCACTCGCCACAGTTCACGGAATCCTTGAAAAAGTAAGCGAGTCCCTATACACGCTTTCAGAATTCATCGGGCAGCACCAAGAAGCCGTAGGAATCCTCATCGGCGTACTCGGCGGAGCCAAGCTCGCCTATGAAGGAGTCACCACAGCTATAGATCTAGGCAAGGGAGCTCTCGATGTTTACAAAACAGGCATCGACGCAGTAACCGGAACAGTAGACGCGATAAAGGCAGTCGGCGAGGGATTCAAACTTGTCAAAGAAGGCGCTGGCACAGCCCAAGATGTCGCAGAACTAGGGAAAGCCGCAGAGCTCGGCGCGAAAGCGTTTGAAGCCCAAGAGCTCGCTCTCAAAGGAGCCGCCGCCGCCGCAGCCGTGTACAAAGCCGCAATGGGCGGCGTCGTAAGCGGAATCAAAGCAGTATGGGGAGCTCTATCAGCTAACCCACTTGGCGCAATCGTTACCGCGCTCGCCCTCGTAGCAGCCGGTCTCGTGTACTTCTTCACGCAGACAGAAGTAGGCAGGCAGGCATGGGATAACCTGATGAAGGCTATCCAGCCGGTCATAGACACCATTGTCCCAATACTAGGGGAGCTCGGCCGCACAATCGTAGAGGCATTCCAGCCGCTCGTTGCCCAAGTTGTCCCAAAAATTCAGGAATTCGGGAAGACTGCCGCAGATGTCTTCGGAAAACTCGCCCAGCAGATGGTGCCAGTCTTCGAACGGATACTCAAAGGGAACACCGAGGCGGGCGGCGGCCTAATCGGTGCGCTCGCTAAGGTTGCCGATGCTGTGGTGCCTAAAGTCATGGCAGCTCTTGAAACGGTCGGGAATATGTTCCAGACGCTAGGCCCCACGTTCATCTCTTTTGGTGAGCGGTTCGGTGCGGCGTTTATGCAGATAGGCGACCATCTGACGCCACTTATCCCGATGGTCGTTGATTTCGGGGTTCAGCTAATCCAGGCGTTCCAGCCGCTCATTCCGGTGATTGTGGATCAGCTGTTGCCCGCGATCATGGAGCTTGTCGGAACAATCTTAGGGCTTTTCCCGCAGATAGCTGGCATTTTCTTACAGCTGCTCCCGGTTCTTGCCCCTATCGTGGGCATGTTCATAGAAATTCAGTCGGCTGTTGCGCAGCTGGCTATACAGCTCATTACCGCGCTAATGCCCGTGCTGACTACAGTAATATCGGTGTTCGCGGCGATCCTCGCTGCGATTATCCCGCTGGTGGTTTTCATCATTTCTTCGCTCATCCCAGTGATTCTTTCACTGGTAGAGGCGCTTATCCCGCTGATTACCACCATCATTGATATTCTCGTGCCCATTATCAAAAATGTGCTGGACATCGTAATAACTGTGGTGAACGCGATTGTGCCAATCATCAAGGCCGCCATAGATATTATTATCAACGTCATAAAGCTCTTCACCTCCATTCTCAAGGGAGACTGGGAAGGCGCTTGGAACGCTATCTTGGGCATCCTCAAGGGAATCTGGGACTTAATCGTTTCAGTCATTGAGGGCGCAATCAAGATCGTTTGGCAGGTCATCGCATCAGCAATCGACATTATCAAAAACGTGTGGAACGCTGCTTGGGATGGCATAGGAAAAATCGTCTCTACCATCTGGGAAGGCATCAAAAAGGGCGTATCTGACGGAATCCATAACGTCATTGGGTTCTTCCAGAAAATGGGTGTGGACATCGTAAACGAGCTGAACTCCCTCCCCGGGAAGCTAGTCCAAATGGGCACTGATATTATCAACGGCCTTGTGAACGGTATCAAGAACGCCGCTGGCGCTGTCTACCAGGCAGTGAAAAGTATCGCTGACGGCCTGCCCGGCTGGATGAAAGGCCCGCTCGGAATTCACTCCCCGTCTCGCGTGATGCGCGATGAGGTGGGTAAATGGATTCCTCTAGGCCTGGCGGAAGGTATCAGCAAAAACAGTGATGCCGTAGCCGACGCGATAACAGACATGACCGATAAGGCTGTAGACGCCGCCCGCGAAGGGTTCGCCGGTGTAGAAGACGCCATCGCGCCGGGCCTACTCTCTTCCAGGGTAGACCTATCATCCAGCGCATACGGGGCGCCGCCCGCCGCTCTGCGAGGCTCAGCCTTTACGGCACGGCCCGCCGCATACGGGCAGCGCAGCGGGTTCACGGTGCAAGTCACAGGCAACGACAAGATGGACCCCGATAGGTTCGGCCGCCGCTTCGGCGAGGCATTCGCCCACGAGATGGAAGGAATACTAGTCTAATGCGCTACGAGGTTTCGATACGAGGCCCGCACGGGAACCTAGTGTTATCCACCTTCGAGAGCACACCAGCCGAAGGCGAGTTCTGGGTAACAGCCGTCGATGGGTGGTTCGGCGGCGTCGGCGTAGAGTCCGATGACTCACAACGAAAAATAGGGCACGGGTTCTTATCCGCGCCCGCCCGCCGATCCGCCCGAACTATCACCCTCAAAGGCGCCCTACTCATGCCAGGGATGGAAGCCCGAGAAGTCAGCGCACGCTTCGTCTCCGGCCTCACCTGGGACGGCTCACTCGGCGAGCTAACCGTAGCCAGAGAAGGCCTAGAACTAACCGCTCAGGTGCGGCTTGACGGCGCTATCAAAACCGAACTGATGGGCGATAGCGCCGTCGCGTTCGAAGCCCCATTCGTCGCCCCAGACCCATTCCTATACGCCACCCCGAAAATAGTTCAGCTATTCCCCGCAGGGGCAGGAACAGGATTGCGTTACCCCCTATTCGGGGTAACCCCCAAAGGGGTTCTCTCCTACGGAGACACCCCACCGCAGGCGGCAATCATCCAGCACAACGGCAACGCCGCCGCGCACCCGGTCTACGTGGTGCGCGGCGACTGGGCGTCAGGATTCCGGCTCACATCATCCGGCCGCGTCCTAGAATTCCCGCACGCCGTGAACGCCACCGCCCCAGTCACCATTGACTGCGCAACCGGAGCCCTCTACCTCAGCGGCCAAGACCAAACACACCTACTCACTCGCCGCGCGTGGCACACAGCCCTACCAAACAGCGGGTTCGAAATCGCAGTCGAAGCGCTCGCCCCCGCCAGCGGGTGGGTAGACGTGAATTTTTCAGACACCTACATCTAAGGAGAGAAGATTGGCAACTGGGTTCGGAATCCCAAACACACCCGACGGGCTGGGTACAACCCCCGAAGACATCCAGGTCATCAATGCCGCAGAGTTCCCGACCGCAGGGGTTATTAGCGGCTGCGAGGTCGAAGGCACATCAACAATGACCTACAAGGTGAAGAGCGGCGCTGTTGTAGTGCACCTGGCGCCCGGTCGCGCCGTGAAGGTCCCCGTGATGGAACAGACACTCAACACGCAGCCAGCGCCCCGCCAAGGCTCCCGCACAGACATCATCTATGTGAAGCAGAATACGCAGGCGGTGGACGGGAACGTCTCTGCCGTGGTGAAAATCGGCGAAACTCTCCCTCAAGGCGCGGTCATGCTCTCCAAGCGGGAAATCCGGCCCGGGATAGCAGCAACTTCCGCAGCACCCGAGGCAGGGAATGTTATTTACTCCCGCCCCGTCGGCGGCTCTCTCGGCCGTCTATTCCACAACTACTTTGCTGATGATGTAGTACGCGAAGATGGAGTATTCACCCGTGGCGTCGGAGAGTTCTACCTCCCCACAGATCGGAACGTAGACATCAAGCTATCCTCAACCGTGATGGCCCGCCGCCCCGGCGGCGGCGCATACGGCCCCAACGATAGGGGAAGCATCGTCTACAAGGTTTACGTGGATAACGAGTTCAAGTTCCGCCGCGAAGTCGAATACGGGTTCATCGCCGAAACAAAAGACATTAGCCGCTCCCTCACCTTCAAGGCAGGCCGCCACCGCATCCACTACACCGTACAGCGGAAGGTAAACACTTTGGGCTGGCAAGTCCAGGGCGGCGGCGAGTGGGGATACGCCGGAGACCAAATCGTCGTAATGGATCAGGGCGTCGCAATCGAATAACAACCAGGCAGAAAGGGTACGCAATGAGCGGGTTCAAACTCTACTGGATACACCCAGTAACTGGGGAAGTAGGCGCCTACATCAACCCAGAATCCGGCGGCTCGTTCACCATTGCGCTAAACAGCGTCGAAGAGCTCTCCTTCACTGTCCAGAAAAAAGCCCTCAAACAGCTCAACCCCGAATGGTGGGAGCCGCTCACAGGCGGCGCCCTGCTCACCCACACCGGGGCCGATAGCATAGAATACCCCATCGTCGCGGGCTACATCGCAGACTGGGGGAAAGAAACCCTACACACACTAGAACTGAAAATAAAAGGCATCCGCGGGATATTCGAGAACCGCACCATCTGGCAGCACCTCGAATACCGCAACACCACACTCGGAGAAATCGCCTGGCAACTCTGCCTGCACGGCATGGACCGCCCCGGCGGGCACCTCCCCATCACCCGCGCCACCCCAGACCAAGAAACTGCGGCACGGGAGCGAACCTATGAAAAATGGAACGTCAGCAATAACCTCATCGGCAAACGCTGGAAAGAGCTAACCGAGGTCATCAACGGCCCCGATCTGATGTTCCGCCCCAAGTGGGCTAACAAAGAACATACCCTCATAGAGTGGGAATTCTGCGCCGGAGGCGAAGCATACCCGTTCATCCCCCAAGCCTGGGTCCCGGACTTCGACACAACCCCCGCGCTCGCGCAAATCGAGGATGTCTCGATAACTTCAACGGGGAAAGACCTTGTGAACCGTGTATGGTGCACTGGCTCCGGTGAGGGCGAGGGAACAGCTATCGCGTTCGCTGAAAACCTCCGCAGCGTCTATGAGCGGAACGCTCCTTTTATTGAGGCGGTCATGTCTGATTCAGACCAATCAACGGTTGATGTTCTGCGGCAAAAGGCAGAGGGCGCGCTCCAAGCCCGCCAAGAGATGATCGACCAAGTGACACTCTCGTTCCTGGCGTCCAGCCCGAAAACGCCGCTCGGATCTTTCCATGTGGGAGACACTGCGAACGTCACCCTCGCCGGGTGGCTCAGCATCCCAGACGGCACCCGGGCTATGCGCATCATCAAAATGAGTGGGGATTTGAGCGGGAAAATAACTCTCGATTTCCAAGAAGCAAAATGGTAAACCAAGCGTAGAAAGGCGGCGGCCGTAGTGGTGAACTATATTGACCTGAGGAACCAGAACGGCGGGGACACGCTGCGGCGGCTCGTGCAGCAGCTCCGCACCCCAGCATCCACACCTCACGGGGTGAAAGTCGCCCGCCCCGGCGAATCAACAACCTACTACGACCGCAGCGGAACAGCCCACATCTGGGATGGTGACGTAATCGCCGACCTGGATAAGCGCGTGGGCGAAGCAGTAAAAGTTGTTGAGAAAGCCAAGGAAACACTCACCGCCGCCGAGACATCGCTCAGCGACGCACGAGACCGTATCCAGCAGGTCGAAGCCCGCACCACGGATGAGAAAATCGCGGGCACGGCAGTAAAAGCTATCCAGAACGCGCCGCAGCCCCTATTCAACGGGCGGAACCTAATCCTGCCCGGCACCCTGGACGTGAAGCAGCTAAACGTGACAGAACAGCTCGCAGCCGAAATCGTGCGGGCTATGAGCACCGAGACAAAGAAACTCGTTGTCACCGAAGAAGCGATCATCCAGCGCGCCACCGTGGTAGAGAACATCGTCACCCCAGAGCTGATAGCCAAACGAATAAACGTTGAAGACCTCTCCGCTAAGATTCTCACCGGGGGATGGATTCAGACAGACAAGGCCGCTGATCGGGGTATGAAAATCAGCAGCACCGGCCTAGCCGCATTCGACGCGACCGGGCGGCAGACCGTGAAAATCGACGCCGCAGGCGAAGAGAATTTCTTCGTCGGCACGTTCTCAACAGCGGCCCGCAATAAAGCGGGGATGACAGCCTACTCAACCGTTGCCCGCGGGGTGACAGGCTCCCGCGCATCCGTCCTTGAAATGCGCCCCCTAGACGCCGATATGCGCGCCCCTATCGGCCGCATACGCATGGACCCACAGGGCGCCTTCTACATGGGTGTTGCGTCCAACGCAGAAGCCCCAGAATACGACATCAAAGGCCTATACATTGATGTGAACGGCGGCGTCAATATCTCCGACAGCCTGCGCGTTCTCACAAACATGAGGCTAGAGGGCCGCTTCTCGCAGACCCAATCATATTTCCATATGAGCGTTGGCCCGCAGAGCCTCCCGCCCCGCGGCGGATGGACAGAAATAAAAATAAATTTCACAGACCAAGGGCAAGTCCCTTTCATCACCGCCCAGGCAATCACGAGCTATGCCGTCACCGCGAACATCCGCAATAGGACAAGCTCATCATGCAGTCTTTTCCTGCACAACCTAGACTCATCCGCCGCAAGCGACATCTGGGTCGAATTACTCTTCCACCCGCTAAACCGAAACACCTAAGGAGACCCCACATGAACGAGCACCTGACACGAGAACAGCTCGAAACCAAATGCCGCGTCCTCGCCCAAGAAAACGCAGAGCTCCGAGAAGAAATCCTCAACCTAAGCATCATCGAAGCACACCGCCAGAAGAACGAAGAAGCGAAACAAGAAGAATTCAAAGCAGAAGTCGCAGAGGTAATCACCCATGACTAACAGCATCGGAACCATCGAAGGGAAATTCCTCTCCAACAAAACAGACGGAGAAAACCCCGAACCGCTACACGGCACGATCCGCTTCACCCCAACCGAAGCCGCAACCGCCGACGGAAAAACCTACCCCGGCGCCCCCGCAATCGGAACCGTCGAAAACGGAAACCTCATCCCCACAAGACTATTCGCCCCAGCAACCTACGAGGTACGGTTCGCCCTCTACGACTCAGCCCTCCGCCGAGTCAAAGCAGAATGCCGACAAATCACCATCAACCCCGGCGAAACAATCAACCTCAGCGGAACCGCAACCCCACCACCCACACCACAGCCAAACACAAACCGCACATGGCTAGAACTCGAAACCTGGATGAAACAACGCGGCAGCACATGGAAATCACTAGAAGACGCGCTCGCCGCTAAACCGTAGAAAGGCTACAGCTTTGGGAACAACGAGCACCTGGGGAATCAGCTACCCCGACCCCGACGCCATCGCCCAGCCGATGACCCAATTCAAGAGCACCGCCGAATCCACAGAGGCCGCGCTCACAAAGGTAAAAACCGAGGCCGAGCATCACGCCACCCAAGCCGCCGAAGCAGCCAAAGCCGCCGCCGCCGAAGACACCACAACCCGCATCACCCAGGCCAAAGAAGAAGCCCGCACCACAGCCACCGAATCGGCGAAGACGGCCGCGTCGGAGGCTGTTGCGGCCGCGAAACCGCAGATTATCCAGGAAGCCACCGAATCGGCGAAGACGGCCGCGTCGGAGGCTGTTGCGGCCGCGAAACCG